GCTAGAGCCAGAATATCTTGCCTTGATATAGCGAAGCGTCCAGTCAATTTGGCGATAACCATCAAGCTCTCTGTATTTAGGATTTCTCATCTGGCCTAAGCCGTAATGCGATCCATTGATTGCATTAATTCTCCAATTAGATTCCTTGGTAATCAACTGATTAAAGCATTGAAACTGCTTATAGTTAATGATTCTTGAATGAGCATATAGCTTGAGATAATCAGTATTTGTCACTGCTTCCGCTGGTGTTGTGCCCACAACACATAGCACACCCAATAGCACCAGACTTCGCCTGCGAGCTATCCGCATCAGCGGCTCGCCAGCGAGTATGGAGCGTACTGCCTTAGTCAAGTTACTAGCGAGTAAGTGGATAACTCCAGCGTATGACCTGCGTGTCGCCCACAGGCTTTGCACACCTGTGGATAACTTCTGTGAATAACTAATAGCCACGACGTATCACCTCAATTGAACCCCATCGCTCGCGTTCAATAGCTCTCAACGCTATCTTCATGCGGGCGTTGTGTTGATAGAGAATCTTAGTCGTCGCCGGATGCTGACGTATCGAATTGCCGGCCAATAACACTGGCAGAGCTGTATCAAATGCCACCAGCTTTGTTTCAAGATTCAATCGATCTGCAAGTATTAACCAGAAGTGACGATGAGCCTTGAATGTATGAGTGCCATCGGCAATAATGTCTTTGCCAGCTTCGGCAGCTTTGATTGCCTTAAATCGTATAAAGCTCATATAAGCATTCACATCGATCTCTTTATTCTTTCGAATCGCCTCGGTGTTGTATATGTGTTCAAAGCCGGTCTTATTAGCTGTAAGCCAAGTCGATTTGCCCGCAGCTGGTGCGCCCATCAACACTGTAATCATAGGCTCAGACCTTCAACCTTGTTATCATCCACCAGCTTGATGCCCAATGCTCCACATCCCAGACACGTAGCGAACCACTCATGAAGCGATAACTCTGATGTCTTTCGGATGCCATGGCGTTGCTTTGCTTTGCCGTAAAGCTTTGCGCAGATTGAACAATCGAATTCAAGAATTGGCATGAATAGATTTCCTTAATGTTTCAATGGGTTGCAGATTGATTTGGCTGACCCAGTAACCGCCTTGAGCTGACTGGAACCTTGGTCGCTTTGCAACGCCCACTGGTATCCAGCCCATGACGTAATAGGTCGGTGATTCGCCTACAACCAATACTGCGATGTCAGTATCACGATCATCTTCGCTAATAATTAAGTGACCGCGTTTGTGTGGCGTTTGTTTGACTTCAATTGCCACGCCGTTCCAATAGACATCCGGTTCATTCTTGAATGTATTGACTGTCGGCACAAAGTCCTCAACGCCAAAGTATCTGGCCACTGCCATCTCAGCTCCAACAGCTTCTGAGTGAATAACAACAGCATTGTGAAAGTTGCCTTTATTGCCTTGGAATTTAGGATTAGATCCATAGCGTGATTCTCTGGCAAGCCCAGCTGAATGCGCAATGATTTCATCTTCACGCGAAAGACGCACCATAATCATCGGCACTCCGCGCAGAACCAAATTATCTTTTCGTTACCAAATCCCTTTTGATATCCAAATTCATCGAACTTAACCAGCCTGGAGCATTTGTCACATTGCTCGACTTTGTAGGTTGCAATGATTTCGCCATCTTCCATGAGTGTGCAGCTCATAGTCCTTGGATTAATTATCTCGATTGGCCCGCTCATTGAGTCGCCATCACAATCAGAATCACGACAAGGATGCATTCGGTAATGACAAGAATCTTAACCAATCGGCTCTTTGTCATACTTGAGGCTCCCATTTTCCGCGAGATGTGAATACGTACCACACTGGGTCGCATTGCTTTGGCTTGCGTTCAACGCAACTGTAGTTGCCCCAAGCCTTCGAAGTCTTAGCCGAAATTCCTTCTCGCCAGACGCGATGGCCATGAACGCATTGCGGAGCCTCTGCCAGCATCTCTCCACCAAGCTGAGCCGTCACTTCTTGCATGGCCTGAGCAGCTGTTGGAATCCCTGATGCCTCGGCTTCTTCACGTGTCTTAAAGGATGGCACGTCACCAAATTTGGTGTTCCAGTAATCCGGCTCAGTGTTAGCAACCTTGGCTGGTAGCTTCTCAATCTGCTCCATGGTCTCGCGGGTTGTACGTTCTGCACCGCCCATGATTAGCTGCATAACTCTAAGAATCGCGCTGGTAACTGTATCTTCAACGAACCAGCGTTTCATATTTTGAACGTATGCGCCTTGATAACCATAAGCGAAATCAACGCCGGCTGGATAAATGTCATCCATGTGACGATAGCCAATTGCTTTTACTAGCACGTAACCTTTTTCGGCATTGAATTCAACGATTTCTGTGTGAATTTTTCCCTCTGGGAATGTGGCAAGCCAGCGATCTGTGCGAGCGCGTGCGGCCTCATAGTTATCTAGGAACCCCATTAGCGCACCGCCTGAGATGATGCGTGACGGCCGACGGCTTTGCCGCGCTGGTAGCCGTCTTTGTGGCCTTCTTTGTATCCGACTGAATAGCTGCATATTGCCCAAAGGATGCACGCAATCGCCATGATTACGAACAATCCGACTTCACTTGTTGTCATTTCTTGCTCCCGATTCTGAGAGCTGTTCAGCTCCCGAAATAGAGAGTGACACGCTTATCCGACAAATTCAAGATTCCCGCCTAAGAATCGGCGTGTCGGCTACTTCTTCAGAGCAATTTCAATGAGTAGTTGGTCTAGTCGCATTTCAATTCTGCTCACTTGGTCTTTGAGCGAATTGCCCCCATTCGGTGAAAGCTCTCGCATGATCGATTTCACCATGAATCTCATTGACGAATAGATGGCAGTCAGCAAAGCAATGACAAGCCCACCGACCGCCGTCCATTCGCCGACGCTCATTTCTTGTTGCCGAAAGTTACATCATTCGGATTAGCCCAGCGAGCAAGTACCGGAACAAGTCCAGCCACTAACCCCATTGCTAAATCCTTTGGATTCTGATTGCCAGTCATCCAGACCGCCAGCGCACCGGCGACAGAGCTTCTCAGCCACGATGCCAGCATTGCTTTTGCTTGATCCATTAGTTGTCTCCTTTGTTCAAGCTCCCGATGAGTGCCGCGACTTTCGCTTCACTCAATTCGATTTCGAAGTGCATCTCATCTTTTCGGTTTCGATAATCTCCACCCCATTTGAGTCCGTACTTCTTAGCCAAAGCTCTAATCATTGGAACCTTCTCAGCTGGGAACGTGCCTGCTTTGCCCAGCGGATGTTGTGTGGCGTTTAGATCGATGGCAGTGCCAGAGCTGTGATTGCTCAAGTTGTCAGTCGAGCCACGTACCATGCGGAATGCGTAACCCCAATCATCAAGCTTGCCTTCATCAATCGGCTCAATCAGCTCATGAAATTCTTTGCAGAATCCAGCAATCAATGGTGCAACGGCTTTCGCGCATCGCACTTTGACCTTTGTTCCCTCAATTGGAACGCTGATGATATGGATTTCAGCTGCATCTTTCGATGCCGGCCATCCGTTATGACTTTGCAGCATCGGCCAGATTCTTAGTCAAGTGTTCCACTTATAGCCCAAGTGCCTTCAAATCATCAGCAGTCAATCCAAGTGCAGCAAGTTTATCTTCTGCCGCTTTTCTTGCGGCGTCTGCTATTGCTTGCGCTTCTAATTGCTCAGCAGTTGGCAGTGTGCTTTCGTGTTCAGCAGCACGCCAAGCCAGTTCCTCAGCAGTTAATTCGCGTGTAGTTGTCTCACCTGTAATTACATCGGTAATTGTCATAATTTCGCTCATTAATTTACGCTTCCTATAATTGTCATATATCCCGTATTGTTAAAGTTTCCAGCAGTTGCAGTTATTGTCACAGATGAAATAACGCTTGTACCTAAATACCTAAAATTTACGTGCCTTGTAAATTTTTCTTGTGTTGTGCTAGTCGTGTATTCCATACCTGATTGTAATAATCCAGTTTTTATAGCAGCTGTATTTGCTCCTAAAATGTGAATTGCACCAGAATTGTCCAAATTTGTTGATTGTGCGACATCGCCAAAATCTATAGAGGTCGTTGCTGATGCTTGTTGATAGCGTTGGCCTGAGCCTATGGCCGTTGGAAAACC